TTAACGAAGGCAAAAAGAGAATTAGGATTAGAAGAAACAAAACCAAAACCTATTAATTCATTTGAGTATTATAAAAATAATTTAGATGAGTCTCTTAAAAACATTAAAAAATTTAAAAAAAGGAAAAGGAATAACAACAACAACATTATTTTCCATTACTGAAGCTTTAGGAATAAAATTATCAGAAATTTTAATTGAAAATGGAGAAGAAAAGCAATTTAACATTGAATGATTTTTATAGATTTTTTTAAAATAGAGGGGCAATAAATGGATGAAACTGAACTTAGATTGTGTGAGAGATGTTTTGAAAAAAATAGAAAAAAAATTAGAAAATGGGAATCCAGTTTTCTTTAACCAAGAAACATATAAAAATTTTAAAATGAAATATTCTAAGTGTGAAAGTATATATCACATTTTGTATTGTATAGAGATTGGGCTACTTGAGAGAGGTCTATATAGCGGAAACTCAGATTTGATGATAAGAAGAATAACAGAATTAGGTAAAAAATTATTAAGAGAATATAGCATTGAAAGAACAGGAGAATTTCTGGATGAAATAATATATAAAGATATGAAACCAGATGTTAAAAACTTAATTGAAGAAATTAAGGAGTTTTATAAAAAGGATTTAAAGAATAGAAAAAAGACAGTATAGAATTCTCCCCTCTATAAAATAGAGGAGATAGCTTTTAAAACTTTGAAGATAAGTAATTGACTAAAACTTGAACTCCTATTTCTTTAAAAAGATTTGGAATATTCTTATTTATTTTATTTTTTAAAAGAGAACTTTGATTTTCTTCACGAATTTCTTTAAGAAGGCTATGACCAAAAGGTGTAAGAGAATAAACAACAAAAAATGGACCTATATCTTTTCCAGAAATGAAGTTACATTCAAAGCAATAATTTAGATGATAAAAAAATTCTTTTTCAGAATAACCATTTACAAATTCATGAAAATTATTTCTATAAATTCTGAAAACAGTTTCATTATCAGTGATTTCTTCAAATTTAAAAATAATATCCAAAAGACAAATTTAATTGCATAAGTCTGTCATCTCCTTAAACTTTAAAATTTGTCGTGAATATATTATAGCTTTTTGGAGAATGGTAATCAAGCGGTTTTATTGCTTGATATAAGAATTAAAGAAAACTTTAGTTCTTATACCAAGTTATAAACTTGGGTCTGCTTTAAGATCTTTCCTGATAAAAAAAGTATTTTCTGAAACCTATAGTTTATTAACTGTAGGTTTTGGTAAGTATTTTTAAGAAAGAGGAGGAAAAAATGGAAAAGAAAAGAGAAAGTAAAATTATAGAAAACACTATTTTATTTCATTTTGCATCTAAATCTTTAAAGAAATATGATAGAGTACTACAAGAAATTTCTAAATTTAAAATTTTTGGAACTCCTAAATTTGGAGTGAAAGAAAATGGGTTAAGATTTTATATAGCAACAATTAAAATCGCTAACCAGGAAGAAAAACAAGAGATAGAAAATATAGCATTAAAATACGCCTAAGGAGCTGTTATGATAGATACTTGCAATATAATGACTGTAGCAGCTACAGACCTAAAAACTATATCCATTATCCTAGATAAAAAATTTAAGGGATATGGAGAAACAGAAGTAAGCAACAATGACCGAAAAGCCACATTAAAGCTGAAAGGACACTGGATAAACAATATTAAGCTAAAATCTGTAGGATTTGACTATCAAGAAACTATTATTTATATAGATTTCAGTTATCCAAAATTTTTCTATGAAGATAACATAGCCCTTATAACTACAGAAAAGCAAAGGATGGAAGTTAATACGGAACTTTTAAGACTTGTAAGGGAATTTTCGGGAGATGACACCTTAAAAATGCACCATCTAAAGTATATTCGAATAGATGTTGCACAGCAGTTTGAGGACATATTTGAAGATTACTTTTTAATTTTTGGAATTGTGTATGAAACCTTTGTGGAGAGCATGGGACCAGAAAATAAGAAATCTAAAAAATACATCCAGATAGAACAGAAAGGGAATACTAAAGACTATACCACGGGGTTTACATATAATAAATCTGATTACAAGATTAATATTTATAACAAGATGGCTCAGTCCAATAAGAAAAATTATGTACCAGGTAGAAAAACTATTATAAGAGTGGAACAGGTATTCACTCCTAAAGTTTTGGGGGAGAAAACATTAAATTTAGATAAATTTACAATGCGGATCCTAAAAGAAAAGTATTCAAAATACCTAGAAAAAAACTTATGGGATAGATTAAATCTTGTCTTAGAAAAGAAAAATAAAGAACTTAAAAAAAGATTAATTACAGTGTTAAAAAAACCTAAACCACCTTTGAGAGCAGAAATAAAAGACATGCAATCACTTGTATTAGACTTTGAAATGATAAAAAATATCATTAAAAATTCTGATGTAGGTGTTACAGATAGAATGAAATATAATTATATAAAATGGGCTAAGGAGAGTCTGGAAGATACAGAAAAAAATGGTAGCACCAAGATAAAATTCTTTAATAATTTTTATAGATTAGAGAAGTTATTATTTAATATAACAAGCATAAGAACAAATATAGAATTTATACAAGAAGTGCCTAAAATAGATAGTTTATAAGACAACAGGATTTTAAATCCTGTTTTTGTTTTTTATAGGGTATTTTTTGAAACTACCCCCAAAAAATGAAATTTGAATTTCAAAAAAAGCACATTTTTCAGGGGGGGAAAAATATGAAAACTTAGATATTTAAAAGGCTAGAATATGATTTTTTAGCGGTAAAGTATATGGGTTAGGCTCAGGTCTTGTAAAAGTGATTTATAAAAAGTAAAAAAATTACTTACTACATATAGCTACACTGGAGAAAAATAGAAAATAGGAGGAAAACATGAAACAAGAAACTTATAACAAAGAAATGGCAATTATGGCAGCTGTACTGGGAGAAGTAAAAGAAAACTATAATCTCGAAGATGCAGAAGTAATAGGGCAGTCTATAAGTGAAAAAAAGGTAGTACACAAGCTAAATGACAAAGGGATAAAGATAACAGTTGAATACACTAAAAAAACTGGTATAGAAGCTTTGTACACAAAAGAAATAGTAGGCAAAGGAATAACTGGAATAACTAAAGGAGAATTCGAAGACAAGATAAACGAGGGTTGCTCTTTATCAGAGATAGCAGAAAAATGCTCTGTTGGAAAACTCCCTGGAACAGTAAAAAAGGGAGATGAAGTTATAAAAAGTGGAGATAAAACTGAAAAAGTAGTAGTTGAAGAGAAAAAAACTGATAAAGAAGTAAAAAAACAAAAGAAATAGGAGGATTTTAGAATGGAAAAAAAAGAAAAATTATTGAGCTGGGAACAGGCGAAGAGGCTGCTTAAATCAGGGAAAAAAATTACAAGACAAAAATGGAAAGATAGAAATGTTTTTCTATTCCAAGCACAACCAGTATTCGGGGAAAGAATAGGAAAAGCTAAATCTATGCCCTGGATATTTATAAAAGATTCCAGAAATCTTGTAAGTCCTTACGAATGGACACTTAGAAGAACAAATGCAAGAGATTATATTCTCTTAGAAGACGATAAAAGTGAGCCTAGTTATCCAAAAAGCATCCTAGCAGTAGAACCTGAAACAGTCGGATATGTTGAAACTGGTGTAAATACAGACTTAGAAGCATTAAAAGAAAAAAATAAAGAAAGTGCAGACATAATGCTAAATGAGGAAATAAGAATGTGTGAGGATTTTCTAAATGCAGCTAAAGAAGCATTTGAAAGAAAAAAATAGTGTATTTTTATCATAGTCCATCCGCAGTGGTGGACCTTGATAAGATTATACTTCCAATAATCTTAAAAAATAAAAAAATGAAAAGGAGTGATGTTTATGATTGTATCAAAAAAAATTAATAAAACTTATCTAAATTCAGAAAAAAATAAAAAAGGTGGATATCAATTCAGGGTATCTGCGAGGATTTCCGGGCTCCACAATGGAAGCGAAACATTTGTAAGGGAATTCTTATTCTAAAATAAAAAGTTAATATTCGTTAAAAATTCGTTAAAATCCGTTATTATTACCGAGGACTTATCCCCTCGGTTTTGTGGGAGAGTAGGAAGTTAGAAAGGGTTCGATTCCCTTTTCTCCCTATTAAAAAAATTTGAAGGAAGGAGGAAAAAACTTGATAAAGAAAACTCCACTTAGTAAAAAACACATAGAGATCTTAGGATTGTTTCATTCTCTCCAGATCTCAAATTTTGGGAAAAAGAAAGATGACAGAATAAAGGAAACCCAATCCAGGCTTAAAGAGTATTCTGAGAGCTCTATAAAAAACATTGTGAATAGGTACTACAAGCTATTCATAGAATACCTAGGAGAACTTGAAAAAGTATCAAAAAATATCACAAAAGGGGACTTGACAAGAATTTATAATTTAGAAAGTTTATCAGAAATGCAGATAGATTTCTTGTATTATTGCCTCCAGGGAGAGAAACCAACTCTTGCAGCAGAAAAGGCAGGATATAAGCATCCACGAGACGCAGCTTCTAAATTAAAAAAAAATAAAAAGCTGCAATCTGTATTTGAAGAGCAGAAAAAAGCATACCTGGAAACAAGCAAATTTGGAACTGGGGAAGTTTTGGGAATGCTTGAAAAAATTATGAGTGAAGCTTCTAAAGATAATAAAAGCTTTGGAGCAGCTATTCAAGCTGCTTCAGTATGGGGTGACTTCCTAGGAGCTAAGGCAGCAGATGGAATACGAGAGAAGCTATCTGACATCAAGAAAAGTGAGCTGACACTAAAGAAGAAAGAAATCGCTGTCAAAGAGGGACTATTGGAATTAGAAACTAAAAAAGCTCAAGAATCTATTGATAATTATGAGAAAAAAATGAATAGAAAAATCACTATAGAGGTGATAAAGCCAAATGCAAATAGTTGAACATTTTTATAAGGTCCTTGTAGATGATGATTTTGATATCTTGTTAATGATTGGAGGCTATGGATCAGGAAAAAGTTTTACAGGGTTTTCTAAAGTAGTTCTTGATTCTTCTAAGGAGAAAAGAAAAGTTCTTGTAATTAGAAAAGTTTTTGCTACCCATAAAGAGAGTTGCTATGAGGATATCATGGATGCTTCAGATCAGTTAGATATCTTAGATGAATGGAAATTTATGAAATCACCTTTGGAAGTTCAAAATGTGATGAATAGATCTAGAATTATATTTAAAGGTATGGATGATTATAGAAAATTAAAATCTATAAAAAATATAGACTATATAGTTATTGAGGAAGCTGATGAATTAACTTTAGATGATATTAAAGAGCTAAGAAAAAGATTGAGAGTGAAAGGAGTGAGATCACATTTTGTTCTTATGTGTAATCCTGTATCAAAAAATTCTTCAATCTATAAAATGTTCTTTACAGATGCTGGCTTTAATTTTGATGAAGAAGAGTTATATACAAAAAGGGTTTTAACTAAAACTGAAAAAGTAGTTTTAGAAGATGGGAGAAAAGAACAAGTTATTATAAAAGTTCATCATTCTACCTATAAGGATAATCCCTTTCTCCCAGTAAATTTTATTTATGAACTTGAATCTGAAAAAGATCCAAGAATACGAAGAATAGCAAAAGAGGGAAAATTTGGAGCTGATGGAGAACTAGTTTTATATAATGCAGTCTTTGAAGAAAATGTATTTGAAAAATATGTACAAGGAAAAATTGATAGCAGTAATCTTCATAGAGGCATAGACTGGGGATTTTCTATATCTTATACATGTGGTTTGAAAATGGCTGTTAATCCATGTTTGAATGAACTTTATATTTATTGGGAATACTATAACAAAGGAAAACTAACACTTGAACTCTTTGACGAGTTAGAACCTTTAAGAGAGGGAAATATTCCAATATATGCAGATAGTGCTTCAAGCCAGACAATAGCAGATTTTTATGATGCTGGCTATAATATCGCAGGAGCTACAAAAGGAAAAGGATCAGTTGATTATCATGAACAAATGCTAAGGAGTTTTTCAAGAATAGTTATAGATATTAAAAGATGTCCTAATACAAAAGAAGAAGTTGAAAGCTGTGTATATAAAAAAAATTCAGATGGAAGCATGAAATCTGGAAAATATAATATAGATGCTCATAGTATTGCAGCAATGGGATATGGATTGGAAGAATTTGAATATACTCCACTTAAGAAAAGATTAAAAACATTTTATGGAACTAGAAGGAGGTGAATATGATAAAAAAAGAATTTATGTTATCAGTAGTTACTGAGCTTTTTAAAGGAATACCAAGTTATAACACTGATTTAACAAATGATTTTATAAAAAAGCTTTTGAAAGATATAGACATAACCTCAGCTCTACAGAAGCTTGAAAGAGCAGTATCAGGACGAAAATTACTTCCAATTAGTAAAAAAGTAGAATCTTTAGAATTAGAAAAGGAAATTCAAGAAAGGTTTTCAGGAATAAAGTTTAATAGAATTGTAAATCATTTAATAACTGCTAGATATTTTGGATATAGTTGTTTTGAAATAATATACAATTCAGACTTTACTATAGAAACATTAGTTCCTATTCCTTTTGAATATGTTTCATACTCTAATAAAAAATGGAAATTAAAAATAGGTTCTGAAGAAATGGAGCTTAATAGAGATAAGTTTTTATTAAGTATTCATAAATGGAATCCAGCAATGCCGACAGGAAAAAGTATATTTGAAAGCTGCCAACAATCATTTCTGAATAAAGAATTATATGAAAATCAATTAAGAGGTTTATCAAAAAAATATGGATCTGTTATTCCTGTTTATCCTGTAGATATAAATAGTACAAAAGCAGAAAGAGATGAGATAGCTAAAAGTATTGAAAAGCCAGAAGGGATGATTTCAATAGCAGTTCCAGTAAGATCACCAAGTAGAGAGTTTGATTTAAGTAAAGCTATCCAATTTATAAAACTTTCAGATCTGGATCCTAAAATATATACAGAACTTGAAAACAGAGAAAAGGAAAAACTGGTACAAAATATATTAGGTTCCACTTTAACAATGGATAATGGTGGAGGAACAGGCTCATATAGTTTAGGAGAAGTTCATAAAGAAGGATTTGATGAAGTAGTAGAAGAAATATGTAAGTTTGTTACAGATTCACTATTTCAGCTATTAGAGATAGATTCGAAGTATCATGGATATAATCCTAAAGATTTTGAATTTACATTAGAAAAAATATTTACAGAAGAAGAGAAAATAGCAAGGGAAAAGCAGCAGGAAGAACTTAAAACAGTGAAATTAGATAATCTGCAAAAATTATCAAGTACAGGTTATAAGGTTACAGCAGAATATATTTCAGAACATTTAGGAATCTCTCCAGAATTCCTTATAGAAAAGCCAGAACAAATATATGGAAACAGAATAGGAGCAGAATTCAGTAAAAAAAAACTAGATAATCTATTTGAAGAAAATAAAGAAAGAGTTTTAGCATTTGAAGAAACCATTTCTCCTGGAATAAAAGATTTTACTGAAACTTTAACTAAGCAACTCAAAGAAAAATTTAAAGAAATAAAAAATATAAATGATTTAGAAAGTTTCTCATTTGATTTGAGTGAACTAAAAGAAAAAATGATTATAGCTTATTTAAAAGGCTATATAGATGAATTAGAAAATCCATTGATGGAATTCTCATCTGATGAGGAAAATCCTTTTAATCTGTCATTTAGTAAAGCAATAGATTGGTTTATAAAGAAATTTCCTATTCTATATGACCATCTAGATGATGTTACTAAAAAAGTAAATGAAACATTCTTCTATATCAAAAGAAGTTTGGAATTAGAAACAACAAGAACTCTATATAATAATCTTTTAGATAATTTAAGTAATGGAGGAACACTTAAAGATTGGTTAGAGGCTAGTAAAACAATTTTAGATAAAACTGGATTGGGAGATAGTCCATGGTATTTAGAGCTGGTATATAGAAATAATATGCAGAGTTCATATAATGCAGGAGCATTCTATAATCAAGAACTTAATAAGAAAAACAAACCTTATGGATTGTATGATGCAATAGATGATGAAAGAACATCTGAAATATGCCAAATTTTAAATGGAAAAGTTTATCCATTAGATCATCCATTTTGGAATAGATATCTTCCACCTAATCATCATGGATGTAGAAGTAAACGAATTACATTAAGCAAAGAGGAACTTGAAGAGTATGGATTAACAGTTTCTAAAACTGTAACTAAAGAAATAAAAGAGCTTAAAAATAAAATGGGAAATTTTTATGGAACACAAGTATCAGGAATAAAAAAAGCAATAAAGCAAAAAGAGAAAGAAATAGAAGAAATGAAAAATCAATTAAAATTAAAAATATAGGAGGTAATAATTATGACAACAGCAGGTTTTGTAGCTATTGGGATTGCAATAGGAGTATTAGGAACTTTAACAACTTTACATTTCATGAATAAAAGTAAAAAGTAGGTATTTTATGGATGTAAAGTTTAAAAGTAACTCCAGTATAGTGATAAAAGGTATGGAAAAACTTAAAAATACTTCTATAAAAACTCAATCATTAATGCTGGAAATAGCAGAAGATATGAAAAGTAAGGTTGATATGAGATTTAGACAATCTAAAACACCAGAAGGAGAGCAATGGGAACCTTTAAAAGAAAGCACAATATCAAGAAGAAGAAAAAGATCATCAAAACCTTTAAGTGATACAGGAGCATTGAAGGGAAGCATTAATTCTAAAGCAACAGTTAAAACAGCAATAGTAGGAACTAATAAAAAGTATGCAGCGTATCAACAGTATGCAGTTGCAAAAGGAGAACTAGGAGAAACAGATGTAGAAGAAACAGTAAGAGAACATATCAGAAATAGGAGAGGAAGAGCTGAAAAAGTGAGAACTCATACAAGAAGAAGAAAGGTTGTTACACCATGGGGAGATAAACAAGGTAGAGCTTTTATAGGGTTTTCAAGTAGTCAAAGAAGAACATATGCAAAGAAAATAAAAGAATATTTAAAAGGAGGAAGGAATGCCTAAGAGAATTTTTAAAGCTGGTAATTATGGAGCTAAGGGGAATTATACCAAAGAAGATTTAAAAAAAATGGAAGGAAGTGAATTTTCAATAGTTCCTGGACATGTAGGAGACTGGATAAAAAATGGTTATCCAATAACAGCAGTTCCAATAGCTGGAACATGCAAGGTTACAGGTGTAGATACAGAAGGATATTTATTAGGAGAATTTAACTATAATTCTTTTGGAGAGGGAATAAAAGATAAATATCCTAATTTAAGCATAGGATTTGATAATAATAAAAAACCTCATCATTTAGCAATTTTAGGATATACTCCGCCACATTTAAAAGATTTAGATAAATCATTTTCAGAGTTTTCACAAGATTTTACAGGAGCAGAGAAAATTGAAACAATAGAATTTGCTGAAGAAGGAGGTAAAACAGCACAGGAAGTTATAGATAATACAGTCGAAGTTATAAAAGCTTTAGATTTGAATGAACCTCTAAATTTTGAATCTTTACAAGATGTAATTTGGGAGAGGACAGATTTGAAAAGAAGTGTGGAAAGATTAAAAAAAGAAGGTTATACAGTAGAAAAAACAGCAGAATTTTCTGAAACTACTTTAAAGAGTATAGCTGATACACTGGGAATGATACTTTCCCCTAAACAGCTGACAGAACTAACCCCACAACAGATTTATGCTAAAGCTAAAGCAGAGTTTGCAAGAGAGAATGAAAAGGAAGAAACTAAGAAGAAAATTATTTCAATGTTTCCACCAGTATTACATAAAGTTTTGGAATTTGCAATAGATAAAGCTTATGAAGAAGAGGAGTATAACCATATAATTGAATTTTCTGAAACAGATAAATCAAGTATGGCAGCAGTATTAAAAGAGTTTTCTGATAAAGATAGTCCTTTTGAGAAGTTGTTTAAAAATGTAATTGATGGGAAAGAGTTTTCTGTAACATCAGATGATCCAGTAGAACAAGCAAAAAAACTAGTAAAAGATATAGGAGGTATATAAAATGGCATATTTTAATAGGGAAGAAAGAAAGGCAGAAAAAAGTTTTCAAAGATTACAACCTGATATGAGGGTAATACTAGGAGCTGGGGAGATAAAATATTTACAACCTTTAGCACAAGATAAGACAGATGGCAAGTTTTATGCTTATGTAAAAAGTGATGAAAATAAAGGTACAATAGTTGGGCTATATACTGGAGAAAGCAAAACGGCTACAGATGGAGAAATAGGAACAATTACAACATTAGTCATGATAGGAAAATCAGACATTCAAGAAATTACTTGGGATGAAGATTTTACAGCTTTATCACAATTAAAATTGGCAGGAGTAATTATAACAGAAAAAATTGAAGGAACTAAGGAGGCTTAAATTAATATGGAAAAAAGAATGATATATTTAATTTCACTTATTGCAGAATTATCACAAAAAATAGATATACCAAAAGTATATTCGAAAAAATTTGAAGCATCAGGAAATAAATATTTATCTCCAACTGAGAGAATAAGAATTATTGACTTGATGGACCATTTTATAACAGCAGGAATAGTAGGAAGAAGTGAAGTTCTTCCAATTCTTGGAAAAGATGGAGATCAAATTACAGAGTTTGAACCAGATATAATTGGAGGACAATTTCCTTATTCTGCAAGTGATGTAACACAATTGATGGCAGGAGTTCCAATGTATACTGCAACTGGAAATGAAATTCCTACAATACAGCAAATGGAAGTTAAATACTCTAAAAAAATAGCAGCTGCTATAGGAAATAGATATGAAAAACAGTGTGCTGAAGTGTATTTGAAAGGTACTTATACAGATAAAGATAAAAAAGTATTAAATGTAGGAGTAACAGAAGAAGAAAAATTAACTTGGACAGGAAAAAAAGCTTCTACTGAAATGCTTAATATTATTTTAGCTTATCATACTAAACATGGAGTATTTCCAAACGTTGAAGTAGGAGAAAAGATATTCAATGCTATAAAAGATGAGGCAGATAACTCAAAACAAAATATAAATGGAGTTAAATTTATATTTGGAGAAACTCCATATTTAGAAATGGGTCAAAAGAAAATAGAGCTTTTATATAATGCTAAGGATTCACAAGATAAGATCATTGATGTTTCAAATAAAGTAATATTATCAATACCTAAAAATCTAGCAGTTGGTTATGGTTGTCTAACTTATGGAGATGTAAAAACAAATGAAACTAAAATTTTAAGATCAGAACTTATTGCAGGAGATACAAGAGTAGATGAAACAACAGGAAATAAAGGACTATGGGGAAAATCAGCCCCTATGCCTATTGTGTTATCAACTGCAAAATTTAAGAGATATGAAATAATAATATAAGAGAAAGAGGGATATTCCCTCTTTTCTTCAAAGGGGGTATAGATGAGTTATATATACATGAGGGAGAACCTTATACCTGAAACTACTGCAAATATCTTAAAACATTATTCAGGCTTTACTGATGATGAGTTTCAAGAGGAAATATGTCATCTTGAAAAAACAGCAATAGGAGTAATAGCTTCAAGCGTAAATCTGGATAAAGTAAAAGAATTAGAAAATGGAAGAGAACTCCTATCAGGACTATGTAAAAGCTATGTATTAGCTAAACTTTATGAACATATAGCACATACTGATTATATAGACCTTGCAGCAGACCTTATGGTTGATTTTAGAGATACATTAAAAAGAGTGAGAGAAGCCCAGATATCAGAAGGAACCAATACAGATGAAAAAGCTAAATCTTGGAATTTGTACATAAGGTAGGTAGATATGAATAGACTTGTAAGATATAAGATTTTCAAAGATGAAGAAATAAAGAATCCTGTAATAGTTCCATTAGGACCATGTAAAATAAAGTTCAATGATTCAGGTATAGGAAATACTTTAAAAAGTGAAAGTACTACTTTAAAAATAGTTCCAATAACAGAAGAAATAAAGACAGATGAAAGTAGTGAAGCAAAAGAAGAGATTGAATTGGGAAGAAAAATAACTTTTGAAACTTCTCTTCTTTTCTCCAATGAAATGATGACAATTTTAGGTATAGACAGTACTCTTTCTAGTCTATTAAAAAAAGGGAATTTAAAGATAGAGACATTAGATGAAACAGTATCTATAGAACTTTATAATGTAAGTATAACAATAGAACCTGGGTATACTTTCAAATCAGATAAAATAAATATATTTAAGTTAAAAGTAAAAGCATACAGAGATGAATCAGGAAGAGATGTAAAAATAAATTTTAATAATTAGGGAGGTAACAATGGCAACATTAAAAGATTATCCTTTAGGGGAATGTGAAGTTAAATATACACTTGATGGTGAATCAGAAGCAGTTATTCTAGGACTTACTTTAAAAGAATCAGATACAGTATTTACAAATACTTTTGATATTTTCAAAGTAGAGATGGACCAAATGGAAGGACCATACAAATCAAAAGTTATTCCATCAGAAACAACATTAAAGTGTTCAATTTGGTTAAATGAGGATATAGTGACAAAGTTATCAAATGTTTATGAAAAAGGAGCAACAGGAACAGCTTTTTCAACAGCAGGGAAAGAAATGAAATTTGGAAAACTTGAAGTACATCCTATTTCAGCAGGAACTTCAAAAGAATTTGATATTATTGGACCTAGAGTATTTTGTAAGATAGATACAAATATATCATTCAAAAAAGATGGCCAGGCAAAATGTGATCTAACATTTGAGTTTTCTTCAGATGAAAATTCAAGTTCTCCAACATATAGAAAATTATTCACTATAGGAGAATACACAAAACCATCAGTTTCAATAGAATAATTCAATACTTATAGTACTCCTCTTAGTAATTAAGGGGAGTATCAATAAATAATGAATGGGGGTATATATGATTAAATTTAATAATATAGAAAATTATGTAAGAGAAGATAAAGAGATAACAATAAGATTTAAGAACTATAAAATCAAAGAACCTACTGTAATAGAATGGCTTAAAATAAATACTCTTGATTTTTCTATGTTAGATAAAAAGTTCAGAGATACTGCTGATAAACTGATAAAAATAATGATACCTGATTTAAATATTGATAATCTTAGTAATCAAGAAATATGGATAGCTCTATCAGGGTGTTTGGAAGTCCTTTTAAATAAGAGAGAAGGGGCAAGAGAAGAGAAAACAGGTTCATCCAGTGATGAAGTCTATATATCCTTTGATTATATTTTAGCAAAGTATTGCAGATATATGAATACTTCATTGAAAGAAGCTCTTTCAACTAATGTATTTGTATTTTTTAATGCTCTTGAAGGGATTGAAGCAGTGATAGCAGAAGAGAGTTTAAGGAATGCAGAAATATATGATAACCACATACATTTAAAAAGTAGAGATGGGAATGAGAAATACAGAAAAACATTAGACAAATATAGAAATACTTTCCAGGATAAAGGAGTAAAAATTATTCAAAGCATGGATTTTTCAGGATTACAAAAATTAAAAGCTATGTTAGGAGGTTAATAGATGGCACCATATTCAAATGAATATATACTACAGTATATAGCAAAACTTGAAACTGGAGATTATACAAAAGGCTTAGATAAAATGCAAGGAAAAACATCCAGCAGTACTGGAATGTTGAATAAGTCTTTTTCAGGTCTAAGTACTGTAATTAAAAAAGTAGTAACTTCAAAACTCTCTCTTGCTGCTGCTGCAATATATTTTGCAAATAAGACAAGACTTGCTATTCAAGATATGATAGCTTTTCAAAAACAATTATCTACAGTAAATACTCTTTTAAAAGTATCGAGAGAGGAATTAAACAAATATGCAGATGCCTTTATTGATTTATCCATAAAAACAGGAGCAAGCAAGGAAGATATAGCAAATGGTGCATATCAAGCTTTATCATCTGGAATTAAGAAAGAAGACTTAGTAGACTTTCTTGAAACTGCTTCTAAAACAGCCATGGCAGGGCAAACAACAGCAGAAACATCAATAAAGACTATATCATCAATAATGAACGCTTATAAAATGGAAGCAAGGGAAGCAGGAGAGATAGCTGATTGGTTGCTTACAGTTCAAAATAAAGGAGTAACAACAGTAGGAGAACTTGGAGCTTATTTAGCTGATGTAACAGCCATTTCGGCACCTTTAAAAATAACTTTGAATGATGTAGGGGCTGCCCTTGCTCAAATAACTCAAAATGGAAATAATACAGCAAAATCAACAACTATGTTAAAGACAATGTTCAATGAATTATCAAAAGAAGGACAACAGGCAGCAGATATATTTACTAAAATTTCAGGGCAGTCTTTTAGAGATTTTATAGCAAAAGGTGGAGATTTGCAAGGAGCTTTAAACATAATGGCAGGCCATGCTAAAAAGACAAATAAGTCCATAGTGGATTTATTTGGAAGTGTAGAAGCAGGAAGTGCAGCTCTTAACCTTACAGGACTTAATGCAGAGAAATTTTCAGAAAAAATAAATGATATGAAAAATAAATCTGGAGAATTAAATACTGCATATACTATAGCATCAGCAAATATAAAAACTGAATGGGATAAATTAACAAATGCAATGAACTCAAGATGGAGAAATCTTGTTACATTTCTGGAGAAACCTATATATATTGTTATAAAAGAAATTAGACAGCTTGTAGATGGTCAGGATAATAGGGCAGAAAATTTAGAAGATACAAAGAAAAGAATAGCTGAGCATGAAATTGAAATTCAAAAGATACTAAGTTTAGATAACCTGAATAACCAACAAAAAGCTACAATAATGAAGAGACACAGTGAAGAAATAGCTAAGCTCACAAAAGAAGTAACAGAAACAGAAAATATGATAAGAGAAGAAGCATATCAAAAAAATCTCTCTTCTTATACAGACTATAGAAAAGAATTAGGAAAATATCTTAACAATAGTAATAAAGGAGAAGAGAAGCAGGTTAAAGAGCATCTGGAAACTATTCTAAAACTAAATAAAGAGATAACTAATACATCAAATGATTCAAGTAAAAAAGCAGAACTAGAACAGGATAGAGTTCAGTTAGAGCAAAAAATAGAAATTTTAAATGAAAGAATAGGAATCCAAGAAGAAAAGATACAAAAAGAAATTGAATTAAAAAAATTAGAAGAAGGAAATCTAAAAAAACATAATGAAACAATAAAAAATTCTGAATTATCATATCTTGAATCTAAAAAAAATATGATAGAAGAACAGAACAGGCTTTTAGATCTTGGAGCTATATCTAAAGAAGAATATAACAAAAATATAGAGAAAAAAGATAGAGAACTCCTAAACAGCCAAGCTATGACTAATCTTGAATCTTTAAAAGAAATGGAAGAATATTATAAAAAGATTGGAGATCAGGCTAAAGCAAATGAATATCATAAAAAAGTTATAGAGGTAGAAATAGATATTCAAAAAAGAACTTCAGTATCTATGGGGGGAGATTTTGATGATAGAGAAGATGAGTACCTTGAAGAAGAGAGAATAAAGAGAAAACAGTTTCAAGCAGAGCTATTACAAGATGAATGGGAATATTTAGAAGAACTAACAACTTTAAAATTGGAAGGTAAAAAATCTGATGATGAAATAGGAACAATGAAAGAAGAAAAAATGTTAGAACTTGAGGAAAGAAAAATTTTTCAAGAAGCAGAAGAACTTCAAAATAGATTAGCTTTTTATAAAACAAATGAAAACTATGCAGAACAGGCAGCAGATACTCAAATAGCAATTGAAGAAAATAAAATAAAACAATTGGAATTAAAAGCTAAAAAAGAAGAATTGGCAAATAAGCAAAAAATAAAATGGGAAAATTGGGCAAAAAAATATGAAGTGGATATATATGAAAGATCAGCAAATGCAGTAATGGATACTTATACAGCTTTAGCTACAGGACAAATAAAGTCCCTAGAAGATTTTAAAAATTTTGCTCAAATGCAATTAGCAGAATTACTACTTTCACTTGGGCAAGAGAATGCTGCAAAAGCAGTTTCAAAAACAGCTGAAGCAATAGGATATGCAACTAATCCAGCTACAGCCTCTTTGGCTCCTCCAGCCTTCGCATCAGCAGCAAAACATGCAGCAGTAGCAGCAGCTTTTGGTATTGCAGCAACTTTAGTAAGACCTGATGAAAAAACAGAGGGTACAAATAATAAAGAAAATGCAATAACTAAATATGATGAAGGAATAGATAATAGGATAAATAGTGCTCAGAAAGAAAATGAAGGAGATGTAGTTATAGATATTTCAGATTCTCAAATGAGTAAACTATGGATCAAACAAATAGAGAAAGAACTTAATGATGGATATAATGTAACACTTATTGGAAAGAAAAAAAGGTAACTATTAAAAATAGTCACCTTAAACAATTATTTCTTTAAATTTAAAAATTCTTTAAGAACTTTTTGTTGAGAATTAGAAAGTTTATATTTATAGTCACCATTTAAGGTATTTACAAGAACATAAACTGGAAGATCTTTTGAAATTATTTCTTTTAAAACAGAATATTGTTTTGGATGAAGAATTACTAATCTGTTTTCTTTAGAAATATCTTTATATTTATTATAGATTTCATCAATTTCATCATATGGACTCAAAGAAATTTTTATCTTATCTTTTGGAGAAGTATAGAAAAGAAAAGATTGAATATAACTATCAGAAGTACTTAAAATTCTCATAAAAATATCTTTAGAATCATCATAAGTAAGCAATTCAAAATAAATTTCATCTGGAGAAAGAGGAAAATCTTTTACAAGTTTCAAGGGAGCATTGTAATAAGATGACTTATCTGTATCTAAAAATTCATAATAATAAATATTTGATTCAGTTATCCTTGTATATCTCATTTCATTTAATTCTTTATCAAAAAATGTTTTAGTTTCTCCAACTTGTAAAGTGGCACAGCTAAAAGTTAATAAAGATAAAATAAGTGTAAATATTAATTTTTTCATAGAATCTCTCCTTTTTACATTGTTATTACTATTATAATCTATATTTCTAAAAAATCAACACATAAATATATTAGAGAAGGTGATATTTTGCAGTTAAATGTTTTAAATTCTATAAATATTCTAAATGAAAATAAGATAAAGGGATGTAAATATGAATCCATTGAGGATAAAGATGGAACTATATATCAAAAAAGTGAATCTGGAGAGGAATTTAATATTCTAAGATGGATAGAGCATGTTTATACTATTTCTTTACAGCTTCTTACATATGAAGAATGTGAAAATATAGTAAAAGATTTTCTTGAGGCTAAAAGGAATAGAGCTATAGTTACAATTTCAAAAGATTTACTTACAAAAAAAGGATATATTGATATGAAAAAAATGCCAGGAGAACCTAAATTCTACTATGAATTGAAAGATATAAAACCTAAACAAAGTACAGGGAAACCTTATTATGAAATGACAATAAAAGTAAAAGAGAGAGTTGATTTGTTATGAAGTTGAGAAGTACTGAAGAAATGTATTCAATTGATTATTCAAAAGTATATTACCATTACGCAGCTAAGATATATGATTCTTTAAGAACTGAAGCAGAGGGCACCCCCTTATATTTAAGTACAAAAGAAGGAATTGTTATTGATAATATTTTATGTAAGCCTTATATGAATATTCCTTCAGGAGCAGGAACTTCAATTACTCCAAGAGACTCTCAATGCTCAGTAAGTTCAATAAATTTTAAAGTAACAAATGTTGACTATGAAATATCAAAATGGCTTTATGAGAGGCTTAATTCTAGATCTACAATGACTTATGGAGAAATGGTTGATATATTTGCCCTTTGTGGAGCTGGAAACCTTAAATTGATATATAGGGGACTCATACGAAGTATTTCAAATGATGAATTTGAAAGTGAATATGAAGTAGAAATAGCAGACTTCCAGGATAGATTAAAATCTTCTATTTTTGACAGAGAATTTTCTGAATACTCTGAAGAAACTATAGCAGATATAAATACATATAGACTGCCATATAAAACAGTAAATGAAAAAAGAATAGGCTTTTACATGGATGAAAGAGATGAAGGTGAAACAGATGATGATGGAAATGTGATTTTAACTAAAGTAATTTCTTTCAATGGCCATGTTATTGATATGGTAGAAATGATATTTCAGATAATTTTTTCCACTCCAGTATTAGAAGTACAGCTTCCATATTTAACTAACAAATGGACTGACTTTGTTGATATGAATTCTTTGAATTCTATAAGAGATACTTTAAATAGATCAGTATATAATTTCTATTTTGAATTTAGAGAACCAATAAATGATCCATATGATTTTTTAATTGAGAATGTATATAAGCCCTGTGCTATTTTTCCCTTTGTAAATACAGAAGGTAAATTAGGATTAAAACTACATAAACAACCTACTATAGGAACAGAAGGAATAACATTATCAGAAGAAAATATTATATCTATTGGTGGGAAGACTATAACTGATGAAAATATAGTTAATAATATGATAGTTAAATATGACTATGATTTTGAAGAAGACAAGGGAAGGACAAAAAGATACTTTTCATCTGCTACTTCATTTAATAAGTTTAAAATGCTTATTCCTGATTCACCAGAAGAATATGAAATTAAAGGTATAAATAAATTATCTTTAACAGATAAAGCTACATTCTCAGCTACTCTAGCAGATTCTATTTTCAGTAGATATGGACTTCCAGGAGTAGAATTAGAAATAGTTGTACCTTTAGAGGTGGCAGCAGAATATAAAGTAGGAGATTATCTCTTTATAACTCATAAAACATTGGTAGCTTGGGAAGGAGAAACACAGGGAACTCCTGGAATAGAAAAAGAAAATATATCAGAAGAAGATGAATATAATGGAATAGCTCATTTTGATGTAGGACATGAATGGGGAGGTTTTATTACTGATAATACCTTAGGAAAAGCTATTGATGGAGTTTGGGTAATAACTACAACAGAAAAAGAGATTAGCCATAAGTTATTTAATGATACAGATAATAATTTTAAAAGCTGTGTAGATAACCATAATTATATAAAACAATGGCTAGTAAAGGAGGGAATAAGTGTCTAAATTAATGGAAATAATTGAGAAATCTCCAGATTTTGAAAAAGGTACTGCAACTCTTAGATTTCTAGATACTACCTTTTCTCAATTAACTAGAAAAATTGGGAGTAAAACAGGAGCAGATTTTAAAATTGCTAAAGCTAGAGATACACTTAGTAAGGAGTTGTTGATATCTTTAAATAAGGAACAATTGTTATTAAAAGATAAACTAATATTATGGCAGCAGTCGTATAATGCATGGATAAATTCTATTAAAGGAAAAATTACAGGAGCTACAAATTTTGAATATAACTTCACATCACTTATTGATTATTCAAGTAAGTATATAGTTAATAAAACTTTGGCAGATTATTACCTACTTACAGAAGTAATTAATGCAGAGAAGGAGTTGTATGAATTTGGTCATTACTGGGGAAGAAACCATATGGTAAATATTCAAAATCAAATGAAAGAATGGAGTAAAACCAAATTATATGGGAGTAGTGTTGATACTATAGAGCTTGAATATGAATCTTATAGAGCTGGAAAATGGACAGTTGAAGAAAGTGCAGGTTTTAATGTTACCTTTGATAGCACAAATGGTCATGATAAAAGATGGGTATATATAGGTGGAATAAATAGTATGAAATTAGGGGAAAGTAGAACTGTTAAAATACTTAATAAAACTTCATGGACCACATCTGGAGGAAGTGGTGGAAGTCATGGAGATGGAGGAGATGGGGGAAGTGGAGGAATTGAACATACAAGCTATGCAGAAGCATATTTTTCTATTACCAGAAAAAAATTAAATGTTGCTAATGATGATGGATATTATACATATACAGCATGGATAACAGGACCTAATTCAGATAGTGTTAGAACATGGCCAAGAGTAAGAAAGTGGACTGGAAAAAGTTCCCCACATTTTGGTACAGATAATATATCACTAACATGGATGAAATCAAGAGTTTTGTTATAAGAAAGGAGGAAAATTATGAAGAGAATATTTGAAATAAGAGTAAATCTTACTAAAGGGATTTCTTATGGAAATGAAATAGTATTCACTCAAGGAGATAATCAGACCCATTATTTAAAAATAATATTTGAAGATAAATTTGATTTTGATGGAAAATCAATGAAAATAAATTTTATAAAACCAAATAGAACAAGCGTTTTTAGTATGGTGACTGAATTAAAAAGTGAGAATGAAATAATAGTTCCTAACAATGCTTTAACTATGATAGGAGATATTTTAATAGAAATAGTTCTTATAGATGGGGAAAGAATATTGACTGTAAATAGTTTAGGGAAGTTTATTGTTACACAAACAGTTGCAGGAGCAGAACTGGTAATGATACCAGGAGATACACTAATAAGTGATATAAATGACTTAATTCTTCAATTAAATGAATTTATGAGGCATTCTAAAGAAGAGCTAGATCAATATACTTCAGATAAGAAATTAGAATTGGATAATCATAAAGAAACAAAAAAACAAGAACTAAATACTCATACTAATATCAAGAAAGAAGAAATAAATGACTATACTACAGTAAAAGAAAAAGAAATAGATCATTTTACAGAAGGAGAGAAGGTTGAATTAACTTCTCATACTGATATTAAAAAAGGAGAGCTAACCACTTATACAACAGCTAAAAAGGGAGAGCTTGATACTTATAATACTGATAAAAAGCAAGAATTAAATACTCATACTAGTAGTAAAAAAGAAGAAATAAATAATCATGTGACAGCTAAAGAATTAGAAATAGATCAGCTTGTAGAAGGAGAAAAGGTTGAATTAAATTCCCATACTAACATAAAAAAAACAGAACTGGATAAATATATTGTTGATAATAGAGCTACTTTAAAAGGTGAAAAAGGAGATAAGGGAGAGAAAGGGGATATAGGATTAACTGGAGCAAAAGGAGATACTGGAATAAGTGTAAAAAGTATAACTTTTAAAAGTAAAGATAGTGTTGGGAATAATATCTATACTATAACTTTAACAAATAATGCAACACAGGATATTATAGTTCCTATTGGACCACAAGGTATTCAAGGACCTAAAGGAGAAAAGGGAGACACTACAGCAGTAAGTGTAAAATGGGTTGATTTATTAAATGTACCAACAATCTTCCCTACTAATTGGGCTAATGTAGCAGATAAACCAACTACTTTCAATGATACTACAGCAGTAAAATTGACTGGAAGTACGATGACAGGAGATTTAAAAGGAACAGCAGCTAAAAGTATATCAGGATTTGGAAAAGTATATAACCCTGTATGGGGATAAGAGGAGGAGTATATGAAAATAGAACTTAATAGTGTAAGTAAAGAAAAGGCAGTAACTATGATAGGAGAATTTACAATAAGTAATACTCTTGCATTTAGATTTTTAAATGATATTAATAAAACTGTAATAAAGCTTAGAAATGTTGATTATGAAAATACTGGAAGAATATTAAACATAGAGAATATTCAAAGTGTAAATCAATTAAATATAGATGGAGAAATTTATGATAATTTAAAATATTTATCACATGAAGTATATATCCATACTCCACGTGGTGAAGATATTACTACTTCTAACTTAATTGAAGATTTAAATATAACTTTTGAAAGGGTGGAAGAAGATGGAGAATAGAATAGAAACATATAATACAGAAGCTAGAGCAGCAGGAGATTTAATAACTGCTGCTTCAGTAAATATTATTCAAACAGGATTAGATCAAATAGTTTCTACTTGGGGAACAGCAAGTGCAGGAAGTGCAAGAGCAATAATAGGAGATGTGTGTAGAGCTTCTCTTCTTAACAACTGGATTACATGGCTTAAAACTTATTCAAGTAGAATAGGGGCAACTTCTGTTACTAACAGTATAACTAATGTTGCTATAGGAGAATTAATGGTACAAAGTAAAATTACACAAGTCTATAATGCTACTCAATCAGTTAAAAATTGGTGTAATAGAAGTGAATGTAATAATAGTGAATGTAACAAAAAAGAATCAAATCTTGGAGAATCTAATAGCAGTGAAAGTAATAATAGAGAAGGCGGAAACTAGAGTATAAAGGAGACTATAATGAAATTAATAAAAAGAAGTAGATATTATAATAAGTTTGAACCATTTGTTTTATTTATAAAGGTAGATGAAAGCTGTAATTTGAGATGTGAGTTTTGTTATCAAAAAGCTAAAAAACCGTTTAGATTAGATACAGAAGAAAAGTTTAAAAGATGTTTTCAAAATTTAGATGCAGGGATAGACAAATTTTTAAAATATACTCAAACCTCAGATTATGAGTATTCTCAACTGTGTATATGTTTTTTTGGTGGAGAGCCGACATTAAATACTGAGGCAATAAATAAAATATGTGATCATATTTTAAATAATTATTCATTAGAAGAGAGAAATAAAATAGGACTTACTTATACAACAAATGGGATAATATTTGATGATAAAGTAAAGGAAACTCTAATAAAGATGAAATCGATCAATGAAAATTATGTGGGAATAATGATTTCTACAGATAATGATAAAGAAGTTTATGATAAAAATAGGCATTTAATAGGAAAAAAAGAGAGTGGATTTGATATTGTACAAAGAAATATTAAATTGTATAAAGAATTTTTATATGAAGTCAATGGTGGAGAATATGATAAAGATATTAAAATATCGACTGTTTTAGCAACTTCAGAGCAAATACTAAATAATCCTATGCTTATTCAGGATGAATATAAGGATATTTTAAGAAGGGGGAAATTTCTTTATTATACAGAACAGCAATCACCAGAATATATTGAAGCCTGTAATGTTTTTTTAAGGAAAGCATATACTTATTTGATAAATAAAGCAGAAAAAGAGACAAAAGAAAAAGATATGGGAGAAATAATGGAATCAGTTTTTCATATTGTAGATAAAGATCAACTATTAAATGAATGTCAAATAATGTATACAATTGATGGTAATGGAGATATTAACTGGTGTAATAAACATAGAGATTTTGAAAATGAGAAGCTTTCACAAGAAAAAATGAGAGAATATATTTTTAATAAAGATGTTGATAACTCTCATTTTAATTGTGTTAAAGAAAAATTTAAAAATGGAGAATTAACTAAGGATACATTACAACCAGAAATGTGGGCAAAACTAATTTCAAAGTTTGATATGAATGTTCCAATAGCAAGAGTAAACATAGAATTTAATGAAGGACACAAAAATATCTATCATTTTATAAAATATATGATAGGAAGTACTAATTCAGATGAAAGAGCAATTTATATCAAAAATCCAGATGAACAAGTAATATCCATATGTAAGGAATATGATATTAAAATATTAAATGAAAAATTAGTAAGTGATGCAGAGAATACTTTTTATATAGATCAGGAAGGTAATTTATTTTTTGATGAAATATTTAAAGATAACAAAGATATGATTCTTACTAATTTAAAAGAAAAACATTTTATGTGGGTTCATACACCAACTTTATTAAATTCAGTGAATAAATATTTTTTAGAGAAATTAAGCTGTTAGGAGCTGATTATAAATGAATATAAAACAAATAATGGAAAATATAAATGTAGAAAAAATAATGAGGGTAATAGCTTTAAATGAAATATCAGGAAATGAAAATGTAATCTGTAAATTCAGTTATGCAGGTGGGAAATCAGGTTATAGCTTTGGCAGAAGTCAATTTGATGTAACCCATAATGCAAGAGCCAGAAATTTTTTAAAAAATATATGTGGATTTTCAAATCAGGATATGGAAAAATTATTGAATCTTGATAAGGATATAAATCATTTTAATGAAAGACTAAAGCTATTCAGAGTTGATATAGATAAGCTTGACAGGGAACACATACAGCAGATAGTAAATTATGTGGCTTCACTTGAAGGAATGCCAGAGTTTGAAAATGAAAAGACATTTGTTCATTTAGTAGATTATCACAATCAATTTAATATCAGTAAGAATGGGCTTATGCACAAGTTTATAAAAAGTAAAAAAATTATTACTTCCCAAAATATTTTAAATTTTAAATTGAGAGAAACGAAATGGGGAAGAGAACAGCCTAGAGATGTTAAAAGAAGATATAACAATATAGAAAATAACTGGAAATAACAAGGGGGAATATTAAATGTTACAAAAAACAGTATTAAATATAGTTAGCAACTTTTTACCAGATATTTTAAAAAAATATTTACAGCCAGAACAAGTGGATCAAGTTATGGCTGATGTAGAAAAACAAAGATTACAAGTATTTTCTTCACTCTTGGAAAAAGGAGGAATATTACATCTATTTTATGTCTATAGCATACTTGTTATATTCCGCCATATAATAACTCCTTATATTTCTGCTTTTACAGGAATACAAATATATAGCCTTCCTATACCTGGAGAATTAACAGCACTTGTAGGAAGTTTAGGGGCTGTAATATTAGGTAAAAAACATTTGGACAAAAAAATAGGAAATTGAGGAGAAATATATGGATAAATTAATGGAATATTTAATAAGTTATGGAAGCTTGGGGGTAGTAACAGCATATTTTTTATATAATGATTATAAAGATAGAGAATTTCATAGGGCATATATGGAAAGATTAATGAATGAAGTGCATGATCATGAGAAGAGAATATCAATACTTGAAGCTGAAAAGTAAGTAAAGTAAAAAAGTAGCATTAAAACAAAACAGAGATAAATAAGAAAATATTAAAATAGAAGAAGAACTAGCAAAAATAGGAATATTTGGGATAGAAATCAAAGTAGGGAGTGGCTAGAATAGCCACTTTTTTTATTTAATTATAAAGATAAAATTGAATATATTATAAGATGTAGTATAATAAATTTAGAATAATTATAAATAAAATATAAGGAGAAAAGATATGGATATAACTAAAATAATAACATTGGGTCAAAATATACTTAAAGGAGCAATTGACTTAGCTCCAATTATAACAACTTTAATTTCGATTTATATTACCCATATTTTAAAAAAAAATAGAATAAATCTGGAAGCAAAAATAGAAGAGGGAAATAAAAAAAATGAAGAACTTAGAAAAACTGTTTTTTTGAGAAGTGAAGAAAAAGAACTAATTTTATATAAATATAAAGTAGAAGCCTGTGAAAGACTTTGGAAAGGAGTTTCCTCTCTAGCTCATTTAAAAGGATTAGCAAGTTATTTAGCATCTCTAAAAGAAGATAAATTTGAAGAATTAAAAAAACAAAAAAATATAAAAGAATTCATTGAGGCAATAGGTCAATTGAATGGAGTTAATATAGAGGAAATTGAAAAAAGTAATGAAAAAAAAGCTTCAAAATTGGATTGTGAAAAAATATATTTATCAGAAAAATTATGGGCACTATATTTAGAATATTGTAGAATTACAAGTTTGGTTGTATTGAATTTTTTATATTTAAAAGATGGAAAAGAAGATTTAAGGAAATTATACGATTATGATGGAGCATTAAGCTCAATAAAAAAATTGATGCCTGAAAAATTTGGAAATTTAAGGACAATCTCAAATGTACTTTTGCCTGATATACTGTCTTCTTATGAAGAAGAGATGCTCAAAGAAATAAAAAATACTTTAAATGGTGTAGAAGAAAGCAAAGAAAGTATTGCAAAATATAAGGAAATAATTAAAGAAATTGAAAAATCTAAAGAATCACTTTTTTATAATTTTAAGTAATATAATTTAATTATTTGCTTTAAAGATTTAAGAATAATTGTTTAAAAATGAATTAAAAAATAATAGATGGAGCGGAAATGATAAAATAATAAAAAATGGCTTTGTAAAATTGATTTTAAAGGGCTTTAAAAGGGTAAGCCTATATAAGCCTGTATTTGCAATAAAAAAAGAGAAGATAAAGTTCTTTTCTTTTTTAGTATCAATTGTTAAAAAGTATTTTTAAATAAAAAAGGCCTCAGAGCATTTAATTCAGAGGCATTGCTAATATATATCTAAATGAATGGTATTGATTGATGATGGTACCTAAGAACAGGGCAGATTAAATATGGATAGAAAGAATAGCTATGGGAGAAACCAAAATAAAAAACTTAGAGAGGGAAGTATTTAAAAAATAAGAATCAGGAAGATTAATTTCTTCCTGGTGTTTTTGTTATTTCTATTCCAGAAAAATTAAAATTGGTATTAGGGGAATGTAGAGATATATGGAATAAAAAAGTTAAATTTTACTTTAGCTTAATTTTTTTATTTCATTATCTATTTTAAGTAGGATGGTAATTATTTTTCTTCCAATTTTTTTATTTTTAAAAATTAGTCTTTAAAAAATTATTTGGTTATAACTTGTTTCATAAAAAATATTTTGTTTTATTAAAATATCTTTTTAATTTTTTTAGATCTTCATGTGTTTGAATGTTATTATTAAGTAAAATTTTTAATTAAGTTTTCAAAGATTAAACCTTTTGAAAGTTCACCTTTATGAGAACGAAGATTTACTTTAATTTCAAGAGAAATTTTAATTATGCCTGTTCTGTGAGAATGATAGCATCTATATTTTTCCACCTATTGTCAGAAATAAGATAGTGTGTGAGCTGGCATAGAGTTATTATGTAGGATAAGTTTATAAATATTTTTATTTTTTTTATTTTCTCATATTACTTGTTTAAAATAGTATTTAAATATTTTTAAACTTATCAACAGAATTCTTTTTTCCTTCATTTATAATTATCACTAAATATCGCTAATAATCAAAATATTTTCTTAAAAACAATGGAAAATTGTTTTTAAAGATAAAAAATTGAAAAAATAAAAGACAAGTATT